TGTTTAATGATGATTTAAGCTCTGATAAATCATGGTGAAGCGCAGGTTCATGAGCATTACCTACATTATTACCGATTTTCTTATTAATATCTTTATCAAGATTGGTCGCCTCTTCAAAGCTAATACCCTTATTATCTTTATTCATCCCAAATGCTTTATTTACGCTATCTTTTTCAGGATTTGATACGGCCCCTCTTTCTTTTAATTGATCGAGTTGACTTTTAGCGAGGTTAACTGCTTCCTTATGATAACTTCCTTCAGGGGCATTAACTATTTCCTGTAATTTATTAGCGTAACTATTAACATCTACATTAGATTTATCCCCTAATGACTTAGCTGTCTCATCCACCATGCTATAAAGCTGATTTGTTTCATCTTTAGCTTGAGTATGAGCATTATTAATCTTATCAACCACATTTCTTTTTACTTGTGATTGCGTAGGAGCTTCTCCTTTATCATTCGTTAATGCTAAGCCATCTTTATCGGCAACATTGAAACCATTAATTATGTCATTAGATGCTGAATCTATTTTCTCAGCGTTAATAGTAGCTTGCTGACGCAACTTATCATTACCAGCAGCCGGCATTACTTTATTAATGAAATCTTTCTTGGCCTGATCATCTTTCGTAAGCAGAACATTAGGCAATAAATCAGCATCCTCGCCAAGAACATCACGAGCTGCATTAACAGTTTCAGGGTTCATTGTTGACCCAGAAATTCCTTTCATTACTCCTTGAACGCCTTTACCAACTAAGGATGGAGCTGCCGCACCTACAGCACCTAATGTTGCTCCACCTAATCTAGATAATGGATCTTCACTATTCGTACCAGCAGCACCTACGGCAGCACCAGTGCCAGCCAATCTTGATAATGAAGGAGCAGCACCAAGCATTGTTTCGCCAAACATTGGTGCCGCTAATGCAGATTCACCAATAACATTGCCGGCAATTGAATATCCTGGGTGTGCAGATTTAGCCTCTTGCTGATACTCGTAAGGTGATGCATTAATTTCTGGCATAGGAATAGCAGGAATATTCGTATTTGCTACCGAGTTAATGCCCTTAATTGCAACATTAGGAATATTAGCTAGCGCCTGACCAGCCTCAGCACCACCTTGTAGAGCACCACTTGCTAATGCCGTTAATTTACTTAGGTCACGCTTGCCACTTGGAATTATGTCAGCAAGAGATGATTTAACATGAAAAAATGAGGTATCAGCATCTCTTGCATTCTTAACTGCCTCATCTGAATCATCAGATACTAAGTCACCAAAATATTCTTTCATACTAGGAGCACCTTGATTAGGATTTCCGCTGTATTTACTTAACATCTGATCAAGCTCATCATTTGCATGGCTAGGGCCAATTGATGCAGTTGATTTTGAAGCTTGCGCTTGAGAGCCATATTTGGCTAGCATCGAATCTAATTCATCAGCCATTTAGATTAACTCCCATAGGTGCATACATTGCAGATCCAGCAGGCTGAGGAGCTGGTGCTTGCTGACGTGATAGCATTTGTGTCACACCAGGAGCATATTTAGCCTTATCAGCATCTGACTTGCTCTTTAAGAAAGTTAATGCTTGATCTCTAGTCATATCCGCTACAATTGGATTTTTAACTAAGTCTTGATTAACATCTGCTCCTGTTAATTTATTGAACTCACTGGACATATTTCCAAACTGAGCCTTAGGCTGCATCTTCATAGCTTGCAAGTTAAGCAATTCAGTCATAGCATTTAATGTATTAACTTCTGTTGATCCAGGACTGAAACCTTTACGAAGAATGGCAGCAGAACTATTAATGTTCCCAGTCGTTCCACTATTCGTGAATGTTTTTGCTAATGCATCAGGCGTAATCTTTCCGTAAGTGTCATTTAATTGCTTCATTGCCGTGTACTCAGGAGGAGCGGCGGCAAAATTATTTCCGTACTTGGCTTCATCATACTTAAATTTATTAGCACCAATAACACCAGAATAATGATTAATCATGTCAGGATTATTCATTATTGATTGATTGATACTCTTAGAAATTCCATATGAACTTGCATCATTATTGAAGTCATTTCTAGATCCAGCATCACCTACTGCTAGCTTTTGACCAAGTGCCGCATTCTGCTGCATCTCAGGTGTATTGGTAAATAAAGTAGTAGCTGCATTATTAGCTTGAGATGGTGATTGTGTAGGCATTCCGGCCATAGCAGATCTAGCCACTTGTGGTGGAGATTGTTGATATTGAGGAGCATTAGTCTGATTGTAGGGAACTAATCCAGGAGCCTTGCCTTGACTGCCAGCCATTGCAGACTGTGGCATAGCGACATCTTGAGGAGGCGGCATCATTCCACTTTGCTGAGCTTGGCGAGCAGCTGCAATATCTTGCGGAGCGAATGACGATTGAGGAGTTTGTTGCCCGTTAAATCCAGGCGCACTTGTACCTGCCAATGCAGGATTTGCTTGCATAGCAGCTTGACGCGCAGCCAACATATTTGGCTTAGCATAATCTGGCGAAGATGAATAAATTTTAGCCCATTGATCCTGACTTAAATTAGCAGCTTGCCCAGCAATTAAATCAGCATTAGCCATCGCACTTTCAGCTTGAGCATTTTTAGCATTAATATCTGCTTCTTGTGATGGAGCGTAATATTGATTCGCTAATTGTGCCTTTTGAAGGCTTGCCTGTTCTTGTGGCGCAACAAATGGAAGCTGAGCCGCCAACTTTTGATTATTATAGTAAGCATTCTGTGCGCCAAGCTGCCTATCACGACCACCATATAATGAGTTCAAAGCTGTTTCTTGCACTTTAGGAGCTGCATTCATGAAATCTGTAACGTCGGACATTTTTAAACTCCTTAAATTAATGCCATCAGGCCAGATATTAACCCAGCATTACTTTGCCCGGTTCCTTTTCCAGATCCCGACCAAGCGTTACCAGATCCACCACCAAGATACTGCATTGGGCTACCAGTTGGGCCGTACATACCCATGTTCATTGCATTGTTCCACATGGCACTGTTAGCAGTGTCTCCCATAGCATTTGCCTGACCAATACCTTGTTGCGCACCACCAATAGCCTGACCTGTGCCATAAGTCATTTGACCTAACGAGCTGGTCATATTTGCGCCAGTTTGCATAAGTGGATTGTAATTACCAGTTGCAGCAGCTCCTAACCCCATCATATCGTTATAGTAATTCTGACGGTCAGCCGAGGAAATGCCTTGTGACATAGTGTCAACTGATCTCTGGTTATTGCCTGACCCTAACATTCCGCCAGCAGCCGCAGCAGCATTAGCTGATTGCGTACCAAGATCCGTTTGATATTCAGCCCATGGACTTGCGGTATATTGTGTCATCCAGTCACCTGTACCACCTTCGCCATTACCCATCATGTTTTCGAATTGGGACTCTTGCGAATTACCCATGTTCATCATATTATCGCCAGCCGCGTTACCACGATCCATCCAAGGTTGAAATAATTGCGTTACTTTATTTAAGTAATCTTCGTAGGTGCTAATAGAGTTGTTATACCCATTTGCTAAATCTTCTGAGGCAGCACCTTGACCACCACCGAAAATATCATCCATCATGCTCATAAGATCACCTTAAAAGTTAAGTACACGGGTTTTTTCTGTGAAATTATCGGTAAAGTTAGGTGTACTAACCCTTCCGAACTCTGCTTTAATGTAATGTACACGTATATTGCACGTATCAGTAAAGCCATTAATGTACATACGAGCTTGTAGCTCAGCTCCAGACCCAGCGCTAGTAACAGAAGGAATGGGAATATCTGTTAATGTCGCACTAATCAAATTAATTCCAGGCTTTAAGTTAACAGCTCTAGCCAACAACAAGTCATTACCAGGATCATAATAACGATTAATTCCGAATTGTATGGCCACATCATTTTGCGTTAAGTTCGTAAACTGACCGCTAAAAGTAATTGTCTTATTACTGACCATTCTCACATATTGAACGCCAGAAAATGCTTGATAGATATAAAGATCTCCACCATTCCATGAAGTCACATTAATGTCTTCGTAATATGCCGAATTAATCATCTAATAGCCCATATGCAGTGCTCGTTACCGTATATTCCGCATTATCAGCACCATAAATCTGCCAAGTCTGAGCAATATATGCCCCATTACCTGCAGCTTGCGTTAATGGTGTAGAAATACCAACCTGAAAATTATAAGAACCGTTGATTAACAAGTTTGGAGACACAGCAAACCCCGCTAACGAATTAACCGTGTCATAAGTATTAAAAAAATATCTATTCCAATCATTCGATATATTGCCATTAGCGTCGGCAAATGGTGTCTGAACTGGTGCCGGGCTTAGTGGATTAGTAGCCATTATGAACCCCCTTCTTCCATCACAATTTTAGCGCCCATAATAAATGTAGGAACCACTGAGTAGACGTCAATACGTGGTAAAAAGCTACGCATTTGACCCAACCCATACCATTGACCCCTAAATCTATACTGGCCTAATTTTCCGTACTCAGCTGGTCTCTGGCTTGAAAAAGTATGACCTTCATCACTAGATACTGACAGGAAAGCCTTAAGATCATCACCAGGTGAATTAGCATTAGCAGTACCTGCCTGAAAATTAACCTCAAAGTTGTTTATCTTAAATCTATTGTATGCAGGCAACATCAATTGTGGCCCCTGAACTCTATAGTGTCTAGCCACTCCATCATCAGTAGAGATATCTGTAGAGTAATCATTAATGACAGCTCGTAAGCTGCTACCGATTAAGTGTTGATCATTCCAGTATGTGTGACATGTGGCTATATGACAATCACCATTTAAGCGCTCTAAATTAGACCATCTAATCTCACCATTTGTAGGCGTAACGTCAACGAGGAAAGTCACGTTAGCTGTAGGAAAGGTTAGCTGATAAAAGATATGACCAGCTTCTTTGAAGACAAATCCAATTGCATCACTTACTACATCAAACATTCTGATAGTTAAGTCTATTTCTTGCGTACTTATCTTAACTGGGGTAGTTCCGTTCGTCATATAGACGGATCCAACACCATTTTTATCACCAGCTAGCCACATCAATAGTCCCTGACCCTCTGCAATAGATCCTGTCGCAATACATCCAAACTCAAACAGCATATTAGTATTGTAAGTGAACGGAAATGATCCCTGAGCCTGCGGGTACCACACTTCGATCGTGTAATTGCCAAATATGAATAACGTGTTATTTACAGCTGCACAACCCTGTAAAGTATCTGCCTTAGCGTTAAAGATAACTCCATTAGCTGCATTCCACGTACTAGCACTACCTGCTGCAGATATAAACCACTGATTCGAATTACTCTGACAGACTACAAAGTAATTATTAAAGAATACGCAATCGAGCGGGTTAGGCAGAAAGTTATCGCTAACAATAGGAGTAGTTGTTAATGCGTTAATGTCATACACATAACCATTAGCACCATCCACAATAAGCACTTGAGACGTAGAGCTAGTAACACCAATAAATCCAGAAGAAGTATTTAAGTTACCAACAACAATCGTCCTAAGACCCTTATCAAGTAGATATACCAGTGATGAGTTGAACGCTAGGCAGTAGGAATAGGCGCTATTTTGATCGCTATAGATCATCCTAATAGGGTCACTAGATGTACTCAACGTATAACGTAGCGTATATCCCGGAGCTGGATTGTGCATGATCTGCTTAGTGCCACGCGGATCAAATGTCACGTAATAGTTAATGATATAGCTATTATCTTGCTCAACTGATCTCTCTTGCGAGGTCTGTGTAGCTAGCGGAAAATCAACCGCCTTACCTCCCACTAGGTAAACCATCCAGTAAATGGAAACACTTGACGCCGCTTATCACTAATAGTCTCAGTTTTACGCGAGTAAAGATCCATTTTGTTATTAGCTTGCATACTCTTAAGCGCATTAGCAGCCTTCAGCTGGAACGAAGTAGAGCATTCAAAGGAAAATGCATCGCATATATCTAACATTAGCTGATATTTTAAGCACAACAAGAACCCAGGAGGAAACCTGCACTCTAAGTCTTGATATAGTCCAATCTCAGCTAATCTTTGCTTTAAAACCAATTGAACGGGGAAATCTTGTTGAGGCAATGGCTGAACTACTAACTCCGTATATTCTGCAAATGGACGCATTAAATACTGAGCAGGATATGTCGCAACACCACGATAAAGTATAGATGCATACTCCGTCTCGGTCATCATTTCACACGCAAATACTAAGTTATTTCCATCGCCTGGGTTAATTTCGTAAGTGAACGATAGAATGTCGATCATTGGTTCAGTATTTACGTCATATTGATCGCCAATACCGAACTTATAACACTGCTGATTTGCAACAAAGTTGAAATTAATAACATTTTGATAAGGAGCAAGACTAGTATCAGATCCCCACATAAGGATAATGTCATTAAGCAACACCAATCCCTGGTTGATCATGTACGCCGGTACATTAGCATTTTCTTGCGGGATCATTCCGGTCTGTAAGAATGCGTCAGTAATCAATTGGATTGCAGTTTTCGACATGATTAAATCACTGTTTCGTCATCCACCATGGGCTCATGCGCGGATATTACACCTTCAACTGATTGCTCATCTTCCAGCTTAACTCTAGCTACTCTTTTTTTGCGAACTTTTGGCTCTTTCTGCTCTAATTCGTCTATTTCTTGTGATAACAACTCTCTTTTATCTGCCAACTTGGACATTTGATCGCCCCAATCAGCTATACACCTCAAAAATTCCGATGGATCATCCCTATATCCGCGCTTTAAATATTCATCTCGCTCATAGAAATCACAGATAATGTACTCTTCCCAACTTTTATAAAGTGCGTAATGCTGACCACTCTTCTTGGCCGAATCAGTCATCATGAGTAATGTAGGGTTAAAGATCATTTTTTATCCCCAGTCATCACAATTCGCTTCATCTTTGATGCTAAATCCGGTGCTTTATGCCCGCTATACTCAGGCTGACTATTCAATAATGAATTAAACGCCTTCGTCATACTCTTTTCCAACTCTTTACGATCTTTGCTCTTAACCTTGCTCATATTATCTCCAGTAAAAAGGGCAGAGCACGAATGCGCCCCACCCTAATCATAATATTAACCGATTTGACGAGTACAGTATTGACCAAAAACTTGCCAGCCGAAGAATACATCGAAACGCATGATGTCTTGATCGGTAACAGGGTTGTAGGAAACAGTACAACGAATCGAAATGTTGGTTTCTGGATCAGTAAATACTTTACAGTATGGTGCGCCCATCATGATTGGTGGTGGAACACACGCTAAAGTGAAAGCATCAGGGCTGTACGTGTAGTTATTAGACCACTGAGCAGCAGTGCCGGGTACAGTAATACCAACAGCAGATACGGCAGCGCTATCAGCAGCAGCAGTAGTAACGTTTTGGTAAGGACCACTAAGTACGATAGCAGGTAAGATGCTTACAGTAGCTAAACCGCTACCATCAGAGTTAACAACTTCTTGTACCACGAATTGAGCCAAGTTACCTGAACCAGTACCAACTTGTAAGCGGCTGATAGGGTTAAGGCCATAAACGTTAGCAAAGCTAATAACGTCACCAACATTCAATACGCCAGATTGGCTAGCGGTGAAGCCCTTAAGATTGATGGTCGATCCACTTTGTAGCGCGCCATTAACCAATGCAGTACCAGCAAATGTACCCGTGGTATGAATCGCTAAGTTCTGATCTTCAATGAGGTCATGACCTGCAACTTCACCTAGGCGAGCATATTGCGAAACATTTTCATTAAATGGTTTATTGAAGCTGTTTTGTAAGCTTGCGCGTAATGAACCGGCATCACCAGGATTGAACGTCATGTAGCGGCTATTAACTACGCCATATTTACGCTGGGTGGTAACACTTAAGTTGGGAGTGGCAAACGAGGTAATACCGGCACCAGCAGTACCAATGGTACGCCATACACGACTAGCAGCAGTTTGAGCGCCGACAGCATCGATCTGATTGGCTAATTCTTGCGCTGCGCCTTCATAGATGTTGGTTTCTGGATCTTGTAAGAAACGTTGAACGTCAACCGATGTCAAAGCAATATCAACGTGCTTTTGATAGTTAATCGTTAAAGTATCTTGGTTTTCAATAATGCCTTGAACTTGTAGCTCAGCACCATTGTTTGAGGTGAAATAAACTGGCTTACGAATACGTAAAGTATCACCAATTTTGAAGTCATTACTTGCACCCCATGGATTTACCCAGTCACGGTTAGCAGTGTGAGCGAAGGCTAAGCTATTGACGGTACGAGCTAATACGTTTTTGCCGATGAAATCGACGACTTTAAAGTTATTTGCAGTAGACATGATGCGGGTCTCTAAGTTGAGTTTGCCGCATCACCTCCGGGATAGGAAAGGGTCAGCGGCGCGTTTTTAAACGTTCTTTTAACTGACTTATAGACATCTCTTCAAAGCTCTTCGTCTTAACGCTAGCCGCTCCTGTGCCTGCTAACTTCCCTGCGGAGGTTATCGGCTTAGGTGCTGCACTAACTGTACGTGGCTTAACTGTCATCTCTTCCATTGCCTCTAATTTGCCAATTTCTTTCATTACATTTGCCGGTTTCATCGATGTCAGCTCGCGCAAGTACTCGGGATGCTTGCCTAACTTATATACGATGTCAGTGCCGTACTCAGACTCCATTAAAGCCTCGACAATCCAAGGGTGAGCCCGCTCTAGCGACTCCTGCTCTGGACTGATGACGACCGCTTCGAAATCTTTATACTTAGCACGTGCAGCAGGTAACTTAGTCGTCAAGTAATCATCTTTAATCTGATTAACGTAAGCAGTCTTACTCGACTCTTGTCTATGGTGAGATGTAACCGCGTTAATGACCTGATTCTTAAGGTTATTAAACTTATACATATCCTCCATATATAAAGGAGTATTACCCTCATAATCAGCAGCTCTAGGCATCTCAACGCGTTGCTTAGTATCAGGTCTTATTAGCCAGGTATCACCAACTATCTCTGGGATATTAGCTGGCACTGGTGCCTGATAACTTTCTAACTTCGCCTTGAGTACCCGATTCTCCTCATCAACTGACTTGCGCTGAGCGACTAACTTATTAATACGCTTTTGCACTGCATCTTGTTGCTCAGGATCTAGCTTCTTATCGACTTTCTTAACGACTTCTAAAATTGGCTCTTCTTCGACAACTTCTGATTCTTCAATTAAGTCATCCTCTAAAGCTTCCTCTATCTCTTCAATAGCTTCGACTTCATCGGCAAGGGCTTCTTGATCATCTACATCGTCAGGTTCGACACTATTAATAGTAGGTTTTTGGATCTCAGCTTTGAGTGCTTGAAAAGCCGCATCACTGGTGTCTGTATTGCCAACCGTAATTGATGCCAATTTCTTTGATAAATCTGCCATTTTCTATCCCGTGTTTTAAAAAATGATGTGACACGTTCACACTATATAAATAAGTAAGTTGCTACCCGCATTTATAGTGATTGCGTACACTGTATGTGCTTAAATTTACAGCAAAATATAACAACTTTCAACGTTATGCTCCACTTTACCCATTATTATGACCACTATTTAGTACTTTCACTCCACTTGACTACTAAAATGCCCTAAAAATCGACACTTTCACTCCACTTACTCACAGTTTATCTAACTGGTTAAACGTCCTGCGTTACTCACAGCCTTATCAACAACAGATAAATATTAATGTGACAATATCTTGCCTATCTGTAATCTATATCCTTAAACTAATGTATTTATTACAATTACTTGTTATTTCTCATCATTATTAACAAC